CAGACTTCGCGGTTACCACAGCCGTACTGGTCAAAGCACCCGTAGCCACCACACCGCCAGCCACATTAAGTCGTATCTTAGTTGACCCAAATAGGATGTCGGTATAGGTTGCTGTTGCGCTGAAGGCGCGACCACCATCGCAATCAATATGTGTTGACTGTGTGCTACCGCCTTTGATAATCAAACCTTGGTGGATTATTTTTTTACCATCAGCCGCAAAATAAATATCGCCAAGGGTATCCATCCCTGTGTTGAATGTAGCATACCCCTCAACGAGCAAATCGCCCGTGAGCGTTAATCCTGTAAAAGTCGGTGAATCTGTTGGTGAAACTGGTTGAATATCTTTAATCGCTTGTATATCAGCAGCAGATATGCCAACGGATTCCATCTGTATTTCTACAAACGGATACGGCTGGTCAGTTACCTGTGTTTGTGGATCTTTGTTATCAGGAATTGCCATTTTATACCTCTATTCTCCGAAATAAATAGGGGGCAGGATCACTGCCCCCTATTAAGGTTAAATTAGCTAGCGATACGGCAAGCCAATTCTGGACGAACGCACTTCCAACCATACAACACATCCAAGCGGAGTGGGAAGCGATCTTCAGTGATATCGTATGCTTGTACTGCTCTCATCGACAAACCTAGTTTTTTGCTAGATACGCGATCAGCCATGTGAACACCACGTGGAAGCACTAAGTCAGCGCAACCAAGAACGAAGGCATCACGATGGAAAGCCAAGCCTTGAGGAGATACAGCATTTGCAGCACCAACAACATTAATTAAAGCATTGTTTGCAGGTAAAGCATTTACTGTTTGGAAAGCACCACTAGAAATAATAGCAGGGCTGACTGGGATTGTAGCATTACCACCACCATCGCTTGATACGTTAGCTGTAACTACGAAACGACGTAATTGACCAGTTGTAACGCGAGATTGTGGGTTAACTGCATAAACTCCATCAATAGTGATAACATCACCTGTTTTTAAACGAGCAGCAGCAGCAGCCGTCCAACCATCCGTTACTAACGTGGTTGCACCAGTAGTTGTAGCACCGTTCATAGCAGGAGTACCACCTAAAGGACCAACCGTATGCGTAGCTGTATTTTGATCCATAGACCATTTAAAGCCAGCCGTCATACCCATGTTACCGGTTTCGTATTGGTTGGCAATTTCAGTACTTGATTGGAATAAACCTTTCAAGTTATCCACAATGCTAGCTTGCATACGAGGGTTGATAATACAGTTACGAGTTGGAGATTTTGGAGCAGCTTCTTCATCTAAAAACGCACCAGCATCTAAGTAAGTAGATAACGCTGTAGGAATAGTACCTGGAGAACCGACTGAGTTGTAGATGTATTTGTATAATTGCATACCATCATAGTCGATTTTGTTAGCAATCGTAGCAATAGCAGGCTCAAGAACTCGCTCACTAAAGTCATCAATCGACAACGTCATATCTTTAGATGTAAACTCTAAATCCACACCGAATTGTGTATCTAACACTAATGGCGTAGACGTTTCAGTGTAATCTTCAGTCGTCAAAGTAGTACCAGAGCGACCAATGTAGCGAGCAGGTTTACGAATGTTTAACGTATCACCAATTTTCGCACCACTTTGAGCATATGAATCATCGTATTGACGATTAACTTGTTTCGTGAACGTAAGTTGGTTTTCAAGAACCATCAATGCACGACGAGTAATCATGCTGATGGTGAGTAAGGTATTTGTAGTCATTATAGAAACTCCTAGTTTCAGTTACCGTGATTTTTTTTGTACCAGAGTTTATAGTCCTCGTAGCTCATATCATCAGGGCTTTTTGTAGAGCTTGATGACGATGCTTTCAGAGGTCTAATTGGCTCTGGAGCTTTACTAAGTTTTTTGGTGTCTTTAACAGGCGCTTTCGACAGTTTAGCTTCGATTAGACCTAACGCCCTTGCCGCTTGAATCGGGTGCATTCGTGCGATATTGTCAGATTCATCAGGGTTTGCTGAAAGGTAATAAGCCAGATCAGCCCCTACTTCGGAATCCATTAACACCGCTTGCATAGCACCACTGATTTGCAGATCAGGGTTAAATACTTCATCGAAATCGCTATATCGAGATTTGGCTTCTTCCAGTTTCTTAGTAAACTGTTTGCCTGCCTCCTCTAACTCACGCTTAACCGATTGTTCCGCATTTTTGCGATCTGCTTCCTGAAATTTTTGGTCAGTTTTCCAATCGCTTAATGCTTCAATGTAGTCTGCATAAGTTTCAAAATTATCAATACTCGGTTTGCCAGTCGGTGTGGGGTTCGTAAACTCCTGTGGCGCTGGTTGATTTAGCTTGCTTTCTAATTCTTGTAATCTGCGAGCTAGCTCACTCTTATCTTTGGTGAGTTTATCAATACGCTTCTGGAATCCACCGCCTTTCTTCTTGGGCTTGTCGGTATCGTCCTGTTCTTCTTCCTCGGTTGCCGAATCTTCGGATGTTTCATTTTCGCCTTCGTCCTCTATGGCTTCTGGCGCGGCCTGCTCCTCATGTGCTTCTGCTTCTGGTGCTTCTGATACTGTTTGAATATCATCTAACACACTTCCGCGAGTGATAGTCTGAGGGATACTATCCGTATTTTCTTCTGACATGGAAATCTCCAAGGGATTTGCTCGGTTTACCTAGCCGATAAGGTTAGTAATTACTTACTTACATATTATACTAATGCGACTTCATCTTAAATGCAAATGATTATTATTCGCCTTCTGAATATGATTCAGATTCTGCTTTTTGTTTGTTTTTCATGTGCATATCCATCATCTTATGCTCTGTATTAAGCTGATGATCCATGATTCTAGCGTGTGGCTTCAGTTTTATGTCCTCTACCTTGGCTTGAGTATCATGTGCTTTAATCAATACGTCTGCTTCTTTGATGTCTAATTCGCGCTCTTTAAGCTCTTTGTCTGTCTGAATCTTCATCACTTCTATCTGATTTTGCTCAGATTTATCTTTAAGTTGTAGCTTTAAGCCAGCGTTTTCTTGACCGATAGCATCTAACTGCTGTTGCATCTGACCAGCTTGTTGCTCGACTTGCTGCGCATGAGCGTTTAACTGTTCCAGCTCTTGCCCCATCTGTTGCATTTGCTGTTGCATCTGTTGAGCGCCACCTTGTTCTGCATCATCGCCTAGCAACTGTGGTGGGATAGCACGTTTTAGGCGTTCAGATATTTCTTTAGCACCAGGCCAGTCCATATTTTTAACGATTAAGTCACCGGCAATCTGCGCCATTTCTGGGTAGCTGTTGGTTAAACTCATCATTGACTCCATCGCCTCTTGACGTTTTGTCGAGTACGATGGTCCAGCCGTCACTACTACGTCATAACGACCTACTGATGGATCAAATACCTGTTGCATACCTTTGTGTTCGGTTTCGGCATTTAACTTAACCATATCTTCTTCACCGTTCTCATTTACGATACGAACAGTACGCTCGACATCATAGATGTGAGGGATTAAGTCAAGTATTACTTTACCTAAATAACGGATACTTCTTGACAGGTTGTCTATATAGTGGTAGTTCGTCATATCCCCTTCACGCTGACGGGCTAAAATAGCCTTACCGCTACGTTCGTTCGATGCTTCACCTAAGCTAGCACCATAGATACCCGTAACTGCCTTGAGGTCATATGCTGCTTGTGAACGTGAGGCTGAGATAGCCTGAATAGGTGCTTCATAAGCATTACGTTGTGGGGGTGGAGCAGGATTACCACGAATATCAACTGCTTTGTACTCTAAGTACGGCAGGTTATCTTGGTTTGCTCTCTCCCAGTCTTTTTCGTATCCTTCAAACTGACCCTCAACACCAATCCAAGGTGCCTTAGGTGCTAATGCAATCATCTCCGTCTGAGCCGTAGCCCAGAAGTTATACATACGTTGACTATCTTTAGCATCGCGCACAATACCTTTCAGTTTGCGCTCGCCATTGATGTCAAACTCCTCGCCAATAACAGGGATGACTGGAATATAAATACCAGGCCATGTCTTTTTCTCCAATACTTCGTTGCCAGTAATTAAATACCACTCGATATAAGGAACTTGAGTCTTTCTTGAGCCTTCGATGGTAATGCCCATCGGTAGTGGTACATCCTCTATTTCGCTTTTTAAGACTTGCTCACCTGTAGATAACAGGATTAACTCATCGTCTTTAAAGCACTTCTTGAAATACTCGCCTATGCGGATTGACTCGTCACTTGCCGCCCAATCAACCTTATTGTTTCCTGTAGAGCCAAGCTGGTCTGCCGATACTACCTCTGCTTTCGGGTATAATCGTTTAAATTCAGCCACTGGAATATCGTCTACGATCATGCACTGCGTAGCATCTGAATAGTCATGCTCTGATGACTGCATGCCGAAGTACACGCTAAACGGGTTTAAGATACGCTTGATATAAATATCTTGGTTAAAGCTGTTATACGCCTCGTAGTCAGTGGTAACACGCATATATCCTAAGCCGATACTAGCAGCACTAAAAAATGCCGTATCAATCGCTACATCTGCATCCGATACCGTCTGGATATGACGCATTAAACCAGTTAATATCTCAGCCGTTTCTTGGTCTGCACCATCATCAATAGGGGATACCGTAATAGCTGGTCTATTATGACGTTGATCGTTCGTAACCTGACGCACAAACTGTGGAAGCTGGTTTACTGTTAAGCATGGTCGCTTATCCATAGTACGCTGGGTTTGTATATCTTGTGGCCATTGGTCGCCATATAGAAACTCTAAGTCATCAAGCATATCTTTTCTTATAGCCGATTCAGAGTCAGAGGCGGAGGTATAGAAGTCAAGTGCTTCTTCTACTATCTTATCGCTTTCTTTTTTACTAATAGGCTCTTTATCTATCATTATCCCATCCATCCGTTAGCAGAGTAGTTGTGCATATATGAAACATTGCTTTTTTTCAGTCTGTTCTTACCGCCTAGCCTAGCTGTGTTCTCTATGATCGGACCAATCGCATAGCGTATAGAGTCAATACAGTGGTTGTGTTTATCTAGAACATCAGGCATGATGTCACCTGAGAGTCTGTCTACCTTGTAGCTATATAATCGAAGCTCATCTTGGGTATGTTTACACTTGGGATGCGCGATAATTTTATCGAATGATCTCATGCGACCCAGACCATCTTCAACAGACCCTGGCCACTTACGAGCGGCACACATCTGAGGGTATCCATGACGTACCATGTACTCGATTGTTTCTGGACGAGAGCTATCGGCACGAACTGTATACTTGTGGCTATCCTTCACCTGCATGAACAGCTCAACTAACCGATCAATCTCAGTCGCTGTACCGAGAGCTTCTTCTTCTATGTACAGTTTGTTATCATGTACCCATGACTTAGTCATAACCGTAGGATCTTGTGCAAACCCCCAATCGACCCCAAAATATGGCCCATCCCAGTTTTCGTCTGGTGTGAACGATTCAATAGCCCACTTACCGTAAAATACCTGTGCTTGGCTATGTACCGCGCACTCGCCTTCCCATATGTGGTTATAGGCATCTATGTCAATCGACCTTAGATGCTCCATCTCGTTTTTTAGTTCTTCCGTAAACCAAGGGTTATCTCGCCAGTTTACCAGTCTTGATATGCAGTCAGGTGGTTGCGACAGTACAAACCGCTTATAGGTAGGGTCATTTACATCAGCAGGGTTAAACGTAACCCATATCTCGCTACCAGGCTTACGAATTGTCGGTATCAGTACATCCCATGATGAATTACTTACTTTTTCAGCTTCCTCTACCCAGCATATATCAACGCCTTCAGTAGACTTAATTTTTGTAGGGTTATTACGAATACCGGCGAATATGAACTCTGTTCCGTTTAGACCGAATATCGAGTTTTGCTGTATCGTGTAGAACCATTCTAGCCCCATTGCCTCTATCTGCTCGCTTAATAGCCGATGCACAGACTCGCCAATAGATACCTGAAATTCCCGAGCGCATAATATCCTCTTTTTTCCCTTACCACCGAGTACCAGTAATGCCCTAGCAACTGACCATGACTTACTAGAACCACGACCACCGTAAGCTACTTTATATCTATGTGGCTCAAACAGGAACGATGCCCAGTCTGGGAATGTGATCTCAGTAGCGCCATCAGTCGTTTCGGACACTAT